ATCCTTGCAATGACAACAATTAACCCTATCGTTAACGATAATCAACTATGAGTTGCGGAAATTCCAGAAGTTCTAAATGCAATCCATGCGGCCCAAGTGAGGCAGCAATGAATGCGATTGCAGATCGCGCAGCTTACTACGCCCGTATCGCAGTAGAAGCCGCAGGAGGAACAACTGGCGGCAAAGCACCAACTGGTGGAAATGCCTTTGGAGTATTCTACGAGAATGACCAAGTAATGGTAACAGACTACACTATCACAACTGACCGCAACGCAATGTCAGCAGGGCCAATCACAGTAAACTCCGGAGTCACTTTAACAGTTCCATCAGGAAGCACATATACAATCGTATGAGTCTCATCAAAGCAAACGCAGTCCAAGTTGGACAATCACCAACAGCAACGCAGAATTTTACTCTGGCAGTGCCATCGTCACCAGACGGCACGATTAAGCTGGCACGGGGCAATTCTGGAGCAACTACGCAGGATGTGATGAATGTGAGTAACGCTGGCGTTGTATCGTTTCCGCAAGGTCTTGGTAATATCAGCAACTCGACTGTGCTTTCAACTGGTAGCACAACCGCTCGTTCTTTGGCTAATCGGTTTGCTGATGTGGTCAATGTATTAGATTTCGGAGCGGTTGGCGATAATTCAACGGATGATAGTGCAGCATTCCAAGCAGCAATAAATTATTGCCAAAGCGGAGGGAACATTCAGAAAGCACTTTACATTCCAGAAGGAGCCTATGTTTTTAATTCTCGACTTATTGTAAATGGAACATTTGACATAAGATGCGATAAAACAGCGGCAATGAGATGGACATCTCAAGCTGACGCTCAATGTGGAATTCTTTTTGATTTTCAAGATAATGAAGATAGTTTGTGCAATATTGAATTACCTCAATTGTATAGTGCAGGAATTACATCTTCATTTACAATTCCCGGATATGGGCCAACAACATATACATATGATCTTAATGCGAGATATGGAAATGGAGTTCATGTTAAAGGTAGTAATAGATTAAATATTTATGTTCATTATTTAATGGGATGGCATTCTGCTATATTATTGGAGCCAACCGCAACTCGATCCGTAGAAAATATAAATGTTGAAGTAAACACAATTGATTTTTGTGTAAAAGGAATTGCAATGTATGCTTTTGCACCAACCAATGGTAAATATATTGGATCATTAGATTACAAAGCCAATACTGTTTGGGCTAAATATCCAATCTTTTTTGACTTCTTAAATACCGGAGCATTTATTGTTGCAAGTAAATTTGCAATAACTGGACAAATATTTATGAATGAAGTTGGTGCTTGTGGTATTTATGCCGCAAACATTAACAACAATCTTGACACTTGTAATTTTTATCTAAATTGGTCAGGGGGGGGATACGGAGCGGATTCAACTGTAGGAACTCCAACTACATTAATTACTCCATATCTTGGAGGCGATGGTTCTTCTAATGGACAAGTCACAGATGGATTAAGTCCTGATGTTGGATATTTCAAAGGTAAATTTTGCGAAATAACAATTGGCCCAATTATGGGAATTCCGGGTGATTCTAATTGTATTCCAAACGCAGGAAAAACAATTAGAATTAGAGATGCTGGAGAATTTAATAAAATTACAATCTTAAACCAAGATTCGATTGCAACAACTCCAATTTCAACAACAACGACTCCAAGTGAATCTTCGTATAATGGTGGAGTTGGAGGAGCGCAATATTCTAAAAAAGTTTTTTGCTCTGCAACTATTCCAGCATTATCTCCATTAACTGGAACAGTCGATCATTATATTTATTATCAAAATATAAGTTCTGCAAATTATGTTCCTGTAAAAATTTATCCAATTGATAATGGAATCCCAGATCAAGGTATTCAAATGTATGCGGCATGGGATGCTGGATCACAAAATAGGAGAATCAAATTAGGATTCAGAAATCCAAGTTCTACCAGAACAACATCTGCTGGAACATATTTCTTTTGGATAGAAGTATAATTATGAAAATCGACACAATTATGAAAATCGACACGCATCAATTTATTGCTCGCAGTTCAGATAAACGAGATACATTTCAAATTAAAGATACAGAATTTGGTCTTGATTTTATCAAGTCTCTTCGTCCTGTAGATTACATTCTTGATGTAAGAAATGATTATATTACTGAAGCTCCAGAATATCCAACGGAACCAGCATCAGAAGATCAAATCAAAGATTACGAAAAAAAATACAATGAGTGGGTTGAAAGCAGGAGTTTAACACCTATTGTTCCCAATGGAGAAAATAAACGTTCTCGTTTCCATCATGGCTTGATTGCTCAAGAAGTTAAGTCAGTTCTTGAATCTAAAGGCATTGACTTCGGTGGATTCCAAGATAGAAAAATTAAAGGTGGAGAAGATGTTCTTGGTATTGTATATGAAGAACTGATTGCTCCACTTATCAAAGCAGTTCAAGAACTATCCGCTAAAGTAGAAGCATTAGAATCTAAATAAACATGAGCGCAAACATTAAAGCATCCACAGACGGAACACAGGCAATCATCGGGGTAGGTGGCGTTGACCAGATGACTGTGAGCAACGCTGGCGTAGTGACGGCAAACAGCTTTGTAGGGGCAATGAATAGCTCCAGCGTGACGGCAACTGGATCGACTACTGCTAGGACATTGGCTAATAGGTTCGCTGATGTGGTGAATGTCAAAGATTTTGGCGCAGTTGGCAACGGGGTTGCTAACGATACTGCCGCTATTCAAGCTGCGATTGATTTTGCATATAACAATAATGGGGGTGTAGTTTATATTCCCAAAGGAACATATCTTACAAAAAGCACAATTCTTGCAAAGGATAATGTAACATTAGTTGGGGATGGTGCTGAATCTGAAATCAAATCAGCGTCTGATTCAGTATATTGGACAAACAATACTGGAATTTACGATCAAGTATTTAACGCATACATTATTATTTTAATAGCAAGTGTTTCAAATTTTTCAGTAAGAAATATTAAATTTGATTCATCTGCTGTTACCCCAAGTTCTCCAATGCCACCCGGAGGAGGTCAAAACTGGTTTAGGGCAGTAGATATTTACACATTTGTTGGAAATAATATTACGATAGATTCGTGCGAATTTATATCAGCAGGTGGGGCTACTGCTTTTCTTGATGCAAATTTTTATTATGTAACAAACAATAAAATAAAATGTCAAGCAGTAGATAGTAAGGATCATACTGATGGAATTATAGATCAATGGAGAAATAATAATAATTTTGTTATATTAAACAACACTGTTGATGGAAATAATATTGGGAAATGGGGTATATTAGTTACTGCCAATACTGGTTTTGCTCCATCAAATATGAATAATTTTAAAGTATTAAACAATACAGTAAATAATACTTATAGATCAATTCATGTAATGGGACGAGATGGAACTTGTGAGCAATTTATTGTGTGTAATAACACAACTAAAAACAGTTCCGACTTTGGAATACTTGTAACAGATTCAAAAAAATACAATTGCTCAAACAACATTATATCAAATTCATATAATTGCGGATTATACATCGCAAGAGAATATCCACAATTTAGTGGAACCGGAACTATTGCTGGAACAACGCTAACAATATCATCTGTTAATTACGGAACAATTGTTCTTGGAGGAGCTGATAATAGACTTTCTGGAACCGGAGTAACAAATACATACATACTAAGTCAATTGTCGGGAACTCCCGGTGGAATCGGAACATATCAATTATCATCATCTCAAACAATTGGCCCAGTAACTGTATATGTTGGAAATTGGTGGGTTTCAAATTCTGGATTTGAATCATGTATTGTAAATGGAAATGTTGTTTCTGATATTGGAATCTCAAATCTAGCATCAAATACATCAATTGAAAAATCAGCAATAGCTATTTTTGATGGCAATAATAATTCATCGGGAATTATTTCTCATAACACAGTAAATGGATCGACTCATTCTTATTCTGTTTATTTAGGATCAAATGGAATAGAGCATATTGGTGGAACATATAAAATTGGGTTAGCTGGAGCCTATACAAATGTAGGAAGTGGAGGCATCATAAGGCAGGGAACAGAAAGTCCGCAGTCATTTAAGTGGGTAAGATCAAGCGAAACCGATATTTTATCACAAATTAAATGTGAGATAACTACAGCATTAGCATATCAAGAATTACTACTGAATGATGGAGGAACAAAATTTAATCAAATTTCTGGTTCTGGAGTAAATACAGCATTAGAAATAGCAAGAGTAAATAATTCACAAACAGGAATATTAGTTTTTCCTGATTCAAGCGCACCGACTGGCCCAACTATAGCAACAAATTCAAGTAGTGCAAATTCCGATTTGAGATTGCAGCCCAAGGGAACTGGATTAGTTTCATTTGGAACAAGGATAGCAAGTTCAGATACTCCAATTACTGGATATATTGAAATAAAAGATTCAACTGGAAACACAAGAAGACTTGCAGTTATTAACTAAAACAATGAACTGGAAAATTACACAAATTAAAACATTAGATAATCCAGAAATTGGAACTATTGTAAACGCATCGTTTTCAGTTTCGGACGGAACATCAACAATTGAAAGCGATACTAATCTACTTCCAGCAAACGCAGAATCATTTGTAGATTTATCAACTGTAACAGAAGAACAAGTTGTTCAATGGGTAAAAGATGCGTTAAATAAAAACAACATTGAAGGAAATAATGCAGAAGTTGAAAAATTTGAAAACCTTGTGAAAATTAAAACAAACACACAACAACCTCAAATCACACCGCTTCCTTGGGGAAATAATTAAAGCATTCATACTATGAGCTATTGCACACCATGCCCACCATGCGACACGAACTTTCCGTTGTTGTGTGAACCACTTGAAACAACTGCCAATGGAAAACGATTGGTGGTAGAAGACTCCGCTGCTTGCCAAAAGACAATTCAAACTCCAGTTGCACAACAGGTCTTAAAGACTGATGGTGCTGGCAATCTGACTTGGACAAACGGAGCTAACAATACTGTTCTTGTAAAAGACTCTACTGGTAAAGTTGAGTTTGCTCAAGTAACCACAGATCAAATTGCTGATGGAACAATTGTAAATGCTGATATTAACGCTGCTGCTGCAATTGCTGGAACTAAGGTTAATCCTAATTTCGGGCTACAAATAGTTAATTCTGGTGGAGCAATAAGTAAAAATACTACAGTAAATGGTTATGTTTCTAATGAAATAAATTCCAATGATGAAGTTGTATTTATTCTTGCTGCAAGCGGAACAACAAATCGTTGTGAAGTAAGAGCGCAAACCGATCATCCAATTTCATTTCTTGTAAACGCACAAGAAAAGGTAGTAATCAATCGTGGATTTACAGATGATGCGGCAGCAGAAGTAAGTATAATGGGATCATCTGGAACGATTGATATTTACAATTCTTTAGTTACTGGGGGTTACAACAATATTGTTCAAGCTGGAGATAAAGCTGTAATTTTTAGTAATGGAACTCAATCTACTGGTAATTTTGTAATTGCTCCTTGGAGAGATTCAACGCTTACAGCAACTGGAATTAGAATGGAGGGATCGACTGGAGACATTGGAATTCACACTTCTAATCCAGCACGACCACTTCATGTAACTGGATTCGTTCGTTTGCAAGGTCTATCTACTTACGCAAACAATGCTGCCGCAATTTCTGGTGGATTGGTTGCTGATGATGTTTACAAAACCTCTACTGGTGAACTTCGTATTGTTGTATAATGCCAGCCGAAGGATCAGTCTTTGATGGATTCACAAGTATCATCGCGCAAGACGCAGATACTCATCCATCGTATTTACCAGAGTCTGTAGTATCGGAGTCGGTAAATAGGACATTCCGAGGTGGCATTAACCGGACAAGGCCAAGCATTCGGAACATTCCGATTATCGCTGGAGACGGGCAAGCCGCGACTATCGTTAACGATATTCTTGGAGGTAGCTTCCAAGGTGCATATCCATATCGTGCGACTAACTATAGGACGAGCGATGGAATGTTGCTATCTGTATCTGGGATTATCTACTTCCTCAAAATCGTAAACAACCGCGCATTTGCCTACAAGATTATCGAAGGTAACGATCCCGGCATGATGCACACATGGTTCGTGCAAGCTGAAGATCGGGCATACATCCAAAACGGATACCAGAATGCGATAGCGTGGGATGGAGTATTAGGAACGCTGACCGCAAGCGAAATCCAAAATGGAGACTACTGCGAGATTGTATCAGTTGGGACTACAAACTTCATGCTGATCGGCGCACCATCCAATACAGTTGGAGTTAAGTTCACAGCAACTGGTGCTGGAGTTGGGACTGGCACAGTTAAACTTCCTGCTTATCGTTTGAATCCCTACCTCGCCAAGATGCCAATTGGGACTGTAATGGAATACGCTTTCGGAAGAGTCTTTGTTTCTGATAGGTTCAATCAAATCTACGCATCAGATATTATTTATGGCGGTGGGTTTACTGATACCAAGAATACTGAGAACTTCACAGAGATTGGATACTGGGCAGAAGGTGGTGCGTTCTCTACTCCAGCGATGATGGGGAATATCACTGGCATGAAAGTAATGCCACAGATTGGAACTAACCTTCGTGGGCAGGGCGAGCTTGTGATCCTAACTGGCAATGGCGCGTTCTCTATGGATGTCTCTATCCCAAGAGCGCAATGGAATACATCAAACATTCAACGCATCTCGCTATTGGGACGTGGGTGTACCTCCCCATACTTGGGATTGGCAAACTCTGAGCTTTGGTTTAGATCACACGATGGTTGGGCATTCTATTCCAATAGCCAATCTGAATTTGCGCGATACTTCTCACTTCGTAAACTTTCAAGGGAAGTAAACAAATGGGTGCAGAACGATACGCCGTGGTTAAAGCAATTCGCTTCTACGATGTTTTTCGACAACTACATCATTAGCACGGTAGCTCCACAGACCTATCGCGCAGCAGGGGTAGAGGGATTGAATCGTTACCATAGGGGAATGGTTGTTCTTGACCTTGACCAATCCTCTTCTCCTGCACCTGACGCACAGCTTTCTTTTCGCTGGAATGGCATCTGGACGGGCTTTAGACCAACGCAACTACTCACAGCACTAATTGCTGCTGAAAAGCGTGGGTTTGGATTCTCGTTTGATAAAGACAATAAGAATCGACTTTACGAGTTCACTACCGCACAAGGTGACGATTACGGCCCAAATGGAACGAGGCAGATTGATTCCTTCTTTACGACTGGTAGATATGACTTCAACCGCAGTGGGGCTACCAATAAGTTCCTTCGCAAAAAGATCACTGGTGGAGAAATGTGGATGAGCGAGATTAAAGGTGTAGTAGATAGTTATGTCGATTACAGAGCAGATTCCAATCCATGCTGGTCTGAACTCAAGGTTCCAACATCCTATGGATGCAACCCATGCTCACCTAAAGTAACAGAGTGTGTACCACAGAAGAATGGTAATCGCTATAAACGCTACAAGTTTAACACTCCTGATCCAAGTGAATGTAATGATCTCGCTGGTATTCCATCGGTAGAAGGAAGCGAGTTTCAGATTAAAGTTAATCTTACTGGGGCAGCTACTGTTGATCGGGTAAGACTGATGGCAAACATCAAGAACAACGATGATTCTCCAGTTGGTGACTGCCCAGAAGAAAATGAGGAATGCGAACCATTTTTGTGTTGCCAAGAGAAATATTGGGGCTACAATATCGTCAATTAAACGCTATGGACAATCAAGATTCATCTCCTGCACTTACATTTCCAAATGTTCCAGATGACTTCTGTCCTGCTGGAAACTGGCAGAATGTATTTCAAGTATTCATTGATGAAGTTCTATCTAATGGGACTATCAATGTTCCGGGTCTTGGTGATGTAACACCACAGCAGGTTGCTCAAATTAATCAAACGCTTGCTGACCAGCAGACTCAGATTTCAGCAAACACAACAAACATTGCCAATCTTACTACGCAGGTAAATGCAATCCCAGTTGTTAAAGTAAGATATGGAACGCTAACGGGAATATCCTCTGGAGATACAACATCTATTGGGGTTACATTCAGTTCTGCATTACCATCTGCTATTTACGGAATCTCATTGACTCCTATCTATGGTTCTGGAACACCTCTAACAACACCACTTTACACAATTATCACCCAAAATACAGCAGGATTTACAGTACGGGTTGATAACAATATCGCAGAAATTACGAGCTTGAACTGGATGGCGGTTCATACCTCACAACCATAGCCATAGAAAACCAAACATATGACACCACTAAAAGGAACAGACCCAAGACTCGTTAGCGGAGGTGCACCAACTCGCGGAAAAATCGGAACGCCTATGGGTAACAACAACCCACCTAACACTGGTACTAACCCATACTCCAGCGCACCACTTCCTAAATCTGGAAAACCAGTAGGCTCGAAATAATTATCGGAAACGATAATCCCTATGGCTGATACCCTCGAAGAGATGGTAGAGCTAGTGAAGGGTTTTGTCGGTGATTCTGGGACTTGTTCATACGAGCGCGGAGTCAAGGCAGTAAACCAAGCACGGCGACTACTCTGGAATAAGAGAGCGTGGACTACTCAAGAAGAGTACGTCCAGATTTGTTGCGTAAACGGTTGTTTCACGCTGCCAGCTAGGTATGAGCAAATCAAACTAGCGTGGGTAGGTAATGAAGCTGCATCACTCGCTGATGAATGGTTCAACCAAACCAACGCACTCGCGCTACGTCCAGATCAATCCTGCCATAGAGGTATTACAGAGGTCGGTGGGCTTCACGTTTTATTCAGAGACTATACTACACATCCCTACCAAATCGGCGTAATGGCTGAAGAGGCAGAAGATATTGGAGTAGAGTTGATGTTTGAAGCGCAAGACCAGTATGATACTTATCATAAAGTTAAAGTAACAACAGCGAACCCACCAACGCTGGCTAAGTCTGACCTTCTCGTTAAAGGGATTCGGGCAGTAACTAAGCCAGTAACCAAAGGTAGGATTCGTGTGTATGCTTATGATACGGCACTAGAAGCAAAGACGCTGATAGCAATCTACCAGCCTAACGATGCTCACCCCACATTCCGTAGGTTCACAGCACCAAAAACGTGCGAGTGTATCACGCTTTACGCATCGAAGAAATACTTTGATCTTAACGATCCGAAAGAACTAGTAGAGTTCATTCCAGACGCGATGATCTATGCTGTATTAGCATTGAACTCGCGGGAGAACAGGAAGGCTCAAGAGTTCTTGATAAACATAGACCTAGCTGTTAAAGAACAGGAAAAGGAAATGGAGAACGTAGAGATTCCTACTTGTGGAACACTTCGTATTTCTAACTTCAGTAGAGCAGAGAATCTAATCGGTTCTGATCTACTATCTCCATCACCAAACGATTACTTCTTATATCGATGACATTAGAGATCACAGAGAAGTTAGACGCTAGGACAGTTGAGGGATATGGTGATCCTAACTACGACCTAAACCTAATGGACGTAGAGATTCTAAATCTACCTCCACGGGAATGTCCGTTAGTTCATAGGTTCACGCCGGGAATGTACATTCGGGAAATCTATATGCCGAAGGGAACAATTCTAACAACTCTTCTCCATCTTACGACTCATCCTTTCTTTGTCCTTAAAGGGGATGTAACGGTATGGTATCATGGAATCCCTGCTCACCGATATAAAACAGGCTACACGGGCATCACAGAAGCAGGAACACGCCGAATGCTTTACACCCACAAAGATACAATCTGGACAACTTGCCATGTAACAAACTTAACTGATCCAGATGAAATCATTGACTCAATCACTTCAAGAGACTTTAACCCCCATATCACTAAAGATGATTCACGGGTACAGAAGTGGCGGCACAATAGAACAGATTTAATCAAATGAGATTCCTTTTACCAGACCCGCTAGGCAACAACAAACATCAGATGATGTTTCATACCAGTGCATTTGCTATTGGTGCTGGTGTAGTTGCTGTAGCGGCAGCGGGAACGTCAGCGGCAGTTTCTATGTCGGCGGCTTCTAGAGCAAGCAAAGCCCAAGGTAAAGCAGCAGGACAATTTAAAAAGCAACAAAACAAAGCTGTTAAAGCATACACAAAAGGTCAGCAAGAAGTGCAGGGAATGATCAATGAAGTCCAAGCTCCAGTGTACGATCTTGGAGCAATGATCGGTGATGCTGGGCAAGTCTCAAACTACTATCGCCAACAGCTTGAGACATTTCAACCCGGAGCAGCGCAACAACGTCAACAAGCGCAAAGCCAAATCGGTCAAGCAATGGATGTTGTTAGCTCCTACCTTAGAGGTGAAGTACCTCAAGATGTTAAAGACCAGATCATGCGCAATGTTGCTGAGAGTGCAGGAGCAGGATTCAACCCAGCAACAGCAGGACAAGCTGGCGGATTCCAAGCAGCACAAGGACAATTCGCAAGAAACCTTGGTCTAACATCATTAGATATTCAAGGCCGAGGACTCGCCGCCATACCTAGTGTGCAGGGTACAGCACAGAACTGGCAGCAACTAGCAAAAGCATTTACAGCAGACCCGTTGGATGTAGGAAGACTACAACTTGGCTATCAAGCCGCCGCAGCAGAAGTAGGATTACAGAAAGCACAGAAGACATCTGATATGTATGGCAATATGTTTAATGCTAAATCTGGTTTGGCTACTAACATCTATGCTGCCAACAAAGAAAATATCGCAGCAAGTTACGCTGCATCACAAGCTACAGCACAAGGAATATCTGATATTGGAAAAGCAACATCTGGCGCGTTATCTGGATATGCGACTGCGACACAGGGAATTGGTGGAGGAATGACTGGTAGTGGTGGATATACTACACAAGGATACGCTCAACAAGCCGCTCCGTATGCTGCTAGTTATGGCAATACAATGGGAATGGGTTATGTGCCTAGAGCAGAAGCAACTGGAAGAACTTATAATCCAGCATCACAAATTTATACATAAAATATTATGTCAATAGCAGAACTCATAATGAAGGGAACAGAGCAGAACTCCAAGTCAACAGCTTGGGTTAGTGACTCGTTGCAAAAACTAGGTCAACAAGTCGGCACTGCTTTGAAAGAAAAAGAGCAACGTCAACAAGCTCAAGTAATGATGCCATTCTTGCAACAGAATATGCAAGAGTCAATGCAGTTGGCTCAAAGCGGACAATCTGGACAAGCCTACTCTAAGATGTTTTCTGTGATGAATCCACAGACATTGAACAACCCTCAGTTACTTCCATTCATTAAACTGGGATTTGACGCTATCGGTAAATCTACTGATGATTACCAAAAAAACAGGCAACTTGGAATGATGGAGACTATGTATGGTCAAAGGTATGGTGGTGAGGGAACGGTGGCTCCAGATGTTACGCAAACACTAGCTAATCTGAATAACCCTAATGCGCCCATGGTCGATCAAGGAGCAGTATATGATCAAGGTGGAGGATATGATCAAGGAGTTCCAGTTATGACAGAACAAGCGGTAGAAGCTGGTGCTGCTGGTCAACCATTCCCATTTGCAGCAGCAAGACAAGCATCCCCTGCACTACAACAATCTCAAGGAATGCCAGCTATGGGTGGAAATCAGCCAATCGAAGGTGAGTTGCCTCAACCCGATATAAATGCCGTCCCATCTGAAATGCAACCACTAGCTCAAGGGCCAGTGCAGCAAGAACAACAATTTAAGCCACCAAAGGCAATGCTAGAAAACTATTTCAAGTTCTCAAATAAATTTGATAAACTTGATTCCGTTGAGAGGGCAACTGTGATGGATAATCAATCCATCTTATTTCCAGATCAGAAGAAAGCTACTGACTTTGTAAATCAACCATCTAAAGATAAATCATTCTTCCCTGTAAATCCAGTTACAACAATCGGCGTTCCCGGTGTTGTTGCTGTTGAGATGCCAAAAGAATACGAGAAGTGGATTGAATCTGGCAGATCACAAAGCGCAAAAGGTGAATGGTCATACCAGATTAAACCAGAAGCGCAGAACAAACCAGAAGCTCAGGCTGCAATGAAGTGGCTTCAAGATTGGCAAAGCGCAAGTATAGCTGTAAGTTCTGATCCTAAACTAAGAAGTCTAATTGATAATGCTGGTGGAGATATTCTTAAAGTTGATTTAACTCAGGTAGATAGACCAGCAACATTGGAAGAGCTTGATCAGGATTCACCTAAAAAGATCAAAGAAAACCTAGCGTCCGTTCAAGGTGCAGATGGTGGGAACATTCAACTTACAGACGATCAATTTAAGAATCTCCAGATGCTTAGAAATCAAACTGCTGTTGCTCAAACAAACAAAGCTAGGTTCATTCGCGTCGATCAACCAACTAAAAAAGTGGAAGCAACTACTCCTAAAAGAACTGGACAACGCAGACCAATCGCTGATATATTTGGAAACAAATGATCTTCACAGCAGACAAGCTAAAAGAAGCTAGGGATGCTGGATATTCTGATGATGAAATATTTGGTTTTGCAAGTCAATCCGACCCAAAGTTCAATGATGCAAAATCAGAAGGATATTCACTTGATGAAATAGCTTCCCACTTTTCAACCCAACAACCAGAACCATCTGGTGTACTAAGGCAAGCCGCAGACATCCCTATTAAAGTAGCTGAGGGTGCGATTGGATCAGTGAAGAGTTTTGCTGATTTGTTTGGGGCAGACAATGCAATGTCTAAAGAGTTAGCGGGATACGAGAAGTGGGTTGGTGGATTGGTATCCGCTGAATCAAAGCAAGACTCTAAAGAGATCGCTAGGATTCTAAAAGATGCAGAAGACAAAGGAGTCTACGATAAAGTTATCGCGGGTCTTGAAGTGTTCGCTAAAGCTCCGCTAGAAATGACGGCGCAAAGCGTTGGGTATATGGTTCCCCAACTTGCCGCTGGTGCGCTTGGAAAAGCGGCTCAGTTTACTAAAGCTGGTATCATTGGAACACAAGCTGCCATTGGATTTGCTCAAGGAGCAGGGCAAGCTAAAGGAGATATCTACGAATCGACATTAGATTATCTACGCAATCAAGGTGTGCCAGAAAATGTAGCGAATGATAAAGCAATCGAAGCCCAAGCAACGCTAGGAAAGAACCTAGATCAGATTTTACTAAGCGGTGGATTGAATGCTTTGGCATCTACAACTGGTGCTGAAGCTATCGCAACCCGTATACTTACTAAGC